AGCTTTACTGGAACTGTCCCCGCAGGAACTGACAATTTATATGTTTGTAACGCAATAGCTGCATCGACAAGTTCTACAGATTCAGTAACTGGAACAAGTGATTGGTCTGCCCCGCAGCTTCTTGCCTCAAACGGCACAGACGGTACAGACGGAACTGACGGCACTGACGGCACAAATGGCACTAACGGTTCAAATGGCACTGACGGAGCCGCCGGGCCAAGAAATGCGGATGGCTATCTTTATTACTCTGTGTCGCAGGCATCTGCTCCAGCTTCTCCTAGTGCAAGTTCTTACAATTTTGTAACAGGGTCATTTGCAGGTTTAACCGCTAACTGGTCAACTACCCCGCCAACCAATACAGGTGGTGACGCTAAATACTGGGCTACTTATTGGCATGTAACTGAAGCAACATTTGGTGGCACGCAGACCAGAACGTTTAACACTCCATTTAATAGCGTTCAATTTGACGGCCTGGTAACCTTCACTAACTTAAACAGTGAATTAGGCAATGCCTCTAGCACTGAGATTACTACCATTAATGGCGGCTTGCTAAAGACTGGAACAATTGATGTAAGTCAGGTGAACATATCAGGCACAACGCAAAGTAATTTTAATATGCAATCCGCAAGCAGTGGGAGCCGCATGAAAATAAGCAACGACACTATCGAGATCTATGATGGAACAACCCTGCGAGTTAAAATAGGGAACCTTGCGTAATGCCTTACGGTTTAGAGGTATATAACGCTTCTGGCGTAAAGATGGTGAGCCATACAGATCGGCTAATCAGGTTTGTCTCTACAGGCACTGTCACCGCTAACTCAAGCGGTTATGCGGATGTTACAGTTACCGGCATGGCTAATAATGACACTTGGGAAGTTACTCTAGGCAATATACCGTTTATCTTTTCTTACGGGCAAACCCCTAATGTTTCTTTTGCAAAGCAGACCAATAATTTAAGAATCTACGCATCATCAGGAAAGACGGTTGATTACTATGTTTTTAGGACTTAAATTATGAGCTATGGAATGCAAATTACTAACGCTGATGGTCGGGTTCAGATTGATACTGACGAGATAGCGCCTAACACCTACATATCTAATACAGTAGCAAGTGCTTACAGTGCTATGGAATACCCTCCAAGCGGATTTGCAACCGGAGACTTGGTTTTAGCAAGGCCAGCAAATAGCCCTTCCGCCTTTGTTGGCACAAGCATTCCTATCTGTAAAGGTCAGACGATAAACAATCAAGAGCATTTCTACGGGTCAAAATACGCGCAAGATTCGGGTTATACTTATTTATTTGCAAACACGTCTGGAATTAATACTGCCTTGCTTAAAACGCAGGCTGGTAACATAGCAGGTCCAAGCGCGGGAGAGCTGGGCTTAGACGTGTACAGTACGGACGGCAGCACTATACTGTTCTCGGCAACACGATCCACTAGTGTTAGGGTTTTAGCTCAAGGTGTTTTGGCTAACGGTCAAGAGTTTAACTACACCCCGCCATCTTCTTTGAACTACAATAAAATCTATGTGGTTGTAAACAGCTCAATATTATACGTTCAACCGGCAAATTCGTTCTTCCCTAGCTGGGTAGTGGCTATGCTTTACTATTTTTACCCAAACGCGACAAGCCCATACATTCGGGTTTCAAACAAGACAACAAGTAATGGCAGTCTAGTCTCTACTACGGCTTTATTTCCCTACTTGATTGTATACGACACTAACTAAGGCGGTAAAAATGTCAGTCCAATATGCACTAATTTCAGAAAACGGAGAAGTTCAGCACGTTGTCAGCATGGGAGCTGATTCCGATTATGTGGACGGGCAACTGTATAACGGGCTATTGGCAAAAGCTGTTGATTCAGATGCAGACGGTCACGAGCTAATTGCCACAAAATATTATGTAGATGGGGAGTGGCACTCAAGGGAACCAAGGCTAAGCGCTTGGCAAGATTGGATTAACAACGCTTGGGCTGTAAACTTAGATCGCCTAATGCAGCAGGTTAGGCATGACAGAGGTCAAGAATTATACAGCTCAGACTGGACGCAATTCCCTGACAGCCCGCTAACCGCTACAGAAAAATCAGAGTGGGCAACCTACAGGCAGGCATTAAGAGACCTTCCTAAAACTTACGCAGCCGCTACATCTTTAGATGATATAATATGGCCTACAAAGCCGGAGTAATGCATGAGAATTTATCAATTAGTACAGGGTGACCAAGCCCCACAAATACAAGCTGTATTGACCAGAGAAGATGACGGCAGCGTAATCAACTTTGCTAATGGCACTTGCGCGTTAAAGTTTAGAGCTAAAGATACCACTACAGTCCTTTTTACTCTAGCAGCGGCTGACGTAGGCGACAATTTCCAAGACGGCATTGCTATCTTCTCTTTTTCCGGCACTCAGCTAGACATTGATGCAGGGTATTACGAAGGCGAAATAGAAATCACATACTCTAGTGGAACAATAGAAACGGTCTTTGCAGTGCTAAACTTCTATTTAAGAGCTGACTTCTAATGATTAACGCAATAGTCGCTTTTAAGAAAGCCGTTGCAGACATAGGGTTTAAGAAGGCCGTTGCCAGCATTAGGATAGGCGAATTCCTGATCTTTAGGTTCTTTTTTGAGGTATTAGGCTTATCTGATGCTCAAGCTAAGGATGTAGGCAAGTCTTTATCTGACTCTCAGGCAATTACCGATCTCGCAGCGCAGGTCAGTTGGCAAACCCTTATCCGACAGTTCAGGTACTTTGGATTCTGCGGTGTTAGGGCTTGGCACAGTACAGAATGATTCTGGCGCAACATCAGACCAGATTGATACTTTTGCAACTGGAAAGGCATTGCAAGATAGTTCATTTGCCAGCGAAAATCAGACTATGGGCTTTCACAAGTTTATTGATGAGCTTGCTGGGGTAACCGATGACTTAGACGGTGAAGCTTCTGCTGAAGACGACCAAGAGATGACTTTTACAAAAGTTACATCAGACTTGTCTACTTTATCGGATTCTTTTGCCTATTCTAGTATGAGCGCGGTTAGTGATACAATCGGGCCTAATGATACAGGTTCCTTACGAAGTCAGGGTTATTGCGCCTTTGACTATTTCTCAGAAGATTATGTTGGCGCAAGCCGAACTTTTTAACAGGTGATTTATGATTAACGAAGAATTAAAGCTGCGCGGTGATGTTGCGCTAGTATTGAAAGACAAAAATGGCAATGTAAAAGAAAGCCGTGAGATACATAACTTGGTAGTAAGCTCCGGCCTTACCTTTATTTGCTCACGCATGGGTGGCACTTCTGCTGACGTTATGTCGCATATGGCTCTAGGTTCAGGCACTACGGCCGCATCTTCAGGCCAGACTGATCTAGTGTCGATTCTAGGCTCTAGGGAGGCGCTGGACAGCACTACCGCATCAAGCAATACGATTGTATACGTTTCGTCTTTCGAGGCAGGTGAGGGAACTGGCGCGGTCACAGAGGCTGGTGTATTTAATGCAGCATCCGGCGCAACTATGCTTTGCCGTACAGTTTTCGCTGTAGTAAATAAAGCCGCTGATGACACCATGTCAGTTACTTGGACTATCACTTTAAACGCATCTTAATTAGGCGGGGCTACCGATGGCTACTATCACGACTAGGGCGGGCAAAGGTTCGCCCCTAACTAATAACGAAGTTGATGCTAACTTTACCAACTTAAACACTGATAAGGCAGAGCTTTCGGGCGCGGCTTTTACTGGTGCTATCACTACCAACTCAACCGTTGATGGTCGAGACGTAGCCACAGACGGTACTAAGTTAGACACTGTTGAAACTAACGCTGATGTCACTGATACAGCTAACGTAACAGCCGCTGGCGCACTAATGGATAGCGAAGTCACTAACCTTGCACAGGTTAAGGCTTTTGATTCTACGGACTATGCTACTGCCGCACAAGGCACTACAGCAGACGCTGCGTTGCCTAAAGCTGGTGGTGCTATGACAGGTGCTATCACTACAAACAGTACCTTTGATGGTCGTGATGTTGCTACTGATGGCACTAAGCTAGATGGCATTGAAGCCTTAGCAGATGTTACAGATGTAACCAACGTCACAGCCGCTGGTGCTTTGATGGACTCAGAGCTTACTAGCATTGCAAGCGTTAAAGCTTTGAACCAAGG